CGTAGGGATACCACTACCAATGGCCAAGGCCGTATGGAGCTTTCAGAACTTGAGATTGACAAGAAAGCTTGGACAGCTAAAGAAGTCTCTCGTATCCGTATTCCAGCCCCAATAGATGAGTCCTCTTACTGTGAGAAGAACTGGATGCCAGTTCTTGATAAGCCATTTCATTACATTAAATGGACTTCTCCAACTGAATTAGTAAAGGCTGACCCTACTGAGCCTAAGTGTGAACAAGTTCAAGTAACCCCAGGAAAAGTAGTTAACGCTGACCAGCGTGGTGGCTCCCAGTTAATTAAGTGGGGAGAGTACTACATTGCTATTACCCACGAAGTAGTTCTATTTAAAAACTATATGAAACAGAAGAACGGCACTTACCGCCACCGTCTATGCGTGTGGGATGACAAGTTTGTGTTGGTAGGAATATCCCCAACTAACTGGGCGTTCTTAGATGGGCAGATTGAATTCTGCGCAGGGGCCGCTGAGTACGAGGGCGACCTATTAATATCATTTGGTTTCCAAGACAACGCAGCTTTTATCCTTCAAGTGCCTAAGACCGTTGTAGATGAAATGATTGAGGAGGCACTTAATGTTTAAGGCTATTGACGACCTAATCATTGAACTATCTAAAGACCCCTTTAATCCAGTGCTTAGCTTTAACATTGCTGTTGAGTATGAAAAAGTGGGCCAGACAGCCGCTGCTGTTTCTTTCTACCTACGCACAGCTGAATATGGGTTTTATACTCACCCCGAATATGTATACGCGTCTTTGCTTAAATCTGCGCAATGCTTTGAACATCAAAAGAACCGCGAAAGCACTGTACATAACTTATTCTTAAAGGCTGTCGCGCACCTTCCTGCTCGACCAGAGGCGTGGTTCCTTTTGGCCCGATACTGTGAGCGAGCAAAGCGTTGGCAAGAGGCCTATACATTCTCTGAGACAGGCTTGATGTATACAAAAATTAAAGCCACCCCACTTCCTATCTGGGTGGACTACCCAGGCGAGTACGCCTTGAATTTTGAGAAAGCCGTTACTGGTTGGTGGGTAGGGCGCAAAGATGAGTCTTGGGAAATATTCCAAGAGCTGTTAAAGAAAGATATTGCGCACGGATATAGAGTTGCCATTATCAATAACTTAAAGTTATTTGAGACCAGAGAGTACATCGACCCACTAGAACCCGTAGTACTTAACTTCCGCAAGCACTTTGATAGTGATGCCCCAGTAATTATTGACATTGGTACCAGAGATGGTGATGATGCGTATTACCTTTATAAGAAATTAAACAGTACTAAGGTAATTGCTATTGACGCTAATGCTTCCGCTATTTCAGTTACTCGTACTAAGTACCCTTGGATGACCTCTATCTACAGTGCTATTACCCATGAAAACGGACAAACTGAATTTCATATTGTTAATGGCAAGGATAAAGAGGCTTCTGGTACTTCCTCTGTCTTTAATAAAGATAAATCCGTCAGCCCCGCCCCAGAGTACTATGCGGATAAAATACAGAAGGTAACGGTGCCATCTATTCGTATGGATACCCTCTTATCAAATTTGGGGCTTAACGATAAGATAGATGTTATCAAGGTAGATACCGAAGGGTACAGCTGGCAAGTCCTACAAGGTTTTGGAGATAGGCTCAAAGATGTTCGCCTATTCCACTTAGAGACTGAAAGGACCCCTGTACACGATGAACACGTTACTACTGAGAAGATTACTCAGTTTATGCTTGACAGCGGCTTTGCCCTTGTGGACACCTCATACGAATGGGGCTGGAATATTGAAGACCAAGTATGGGTCAATAAGGCGCTAGTAATCAGACACCCTGAGTGTTTTAACTAATATACCCCTACAAGGGCTCATTTATAAGGCATAATTTAGTAACAATCCATAAGGAGTTCTATGGCAACCGCGTATAAAGTTTTAGGTCAGCTGGCTAATGCCGCGACCACTCTAGAGTCTATTTACACCGTACCCGCTGATACTTCAGCCGTTGTATCTACCATCGTTATTTGTAACGCAAATGCTAGTGCTCGTACCTACCGTCTTGCTGTTATTAAAAGCGGAGATACTGTAGGCGCCAAATCTTATATTGCCTACGACGTGACTATCGGTGCTAATGACTCAACCGCTCTTACTTTAGGTTTGACTCTTGCTACTGGAGATAAAATTCAGGGGTATGCCTCAGCCGCATCTTCAATTTCTATGACTGCTTTTGGAAGTGAAATCTCCTAATGACAGTCCTACGGTTTAGTAATCGTAGCCGTGGGGGTAGTTTTCTAGCTGGTAGGACTTCTCAACAGGAGCCTGAAATCCCTACGAATGTCATAGCCACAAAAGTGGGAACTACTCAAACTGTTTCTGTGGCGTTTACTGACCCAGGTGCTTTAGCAACTTCATTTACTGTTACATCAAATCCTGGCGCAATAACTGCTACAGGTTCCTCTTCCCCTATTGTAGTTACTGGTCTTAACTATAACACTGCTTATACATTTACAGTTAAGGGCAGTAACACAATTGGCTTCTCTGCCTCAAGTGCCGCCTCTAACAGCATAACCCCGACAGCGGTGTAGCCATGACTATTTTGCGCTTTGGTAATGGTGTCGCTTATGAAAACTTTTTAGCTGGTAGAACTTCAATAATTATTTCAGGAGAACCTACTAATGTGGTTGCCACAAATGTAATTGGAACAAATTACGGCTCTGCACCCTCGGCTTCGGTGGCATTTTCAGCCCCTGCTTCAAATGGTGGTTCGCCTATTACAAGTTACACAGTTACATCTTTTCCTGGAGGAATAACCGCAACAGGTTCAGCTAGTCCTGTAGTTGTTACAGGCCTTACTTCTGGAACTTCTTACACTTATACCGTTACTGCTACTAATGCTCTTGGTACATCTAGCTCTTCACTGCCCTCTGCTGCTGTTACAGCAAGTACAAAGCCACAAGCACCAACTATTGGAACTGCTGCATCTATAAATAGCACTTCTGCTTCTGTAGCGTTTACATCAAACCAAACGGGTGGTTCGCCTATTACAAGTTACACAGTTACATCTAATACTGGCGGATTTAGTGCTACAGGTTCTTCTAGTCCAATTACAGTAACTGGCGCTTTTGGTGGCGGTTCTTCTTACACATTTTCTGTTACTGCCACAAATGCAAACGGTGTTTCGGCTGCCTCTAGCGCATCTAACTCAGTAACATTTGCATCTGTTCCTGGTGCTCCAGGTGCAGGCTCCGCTACTAATACTCCATCTGGTAGAGGTTTTAATAATGGAGCAGCGAGCGTCACTTTTTCAGCCCCTGCATCAAACGGGTCACCTATTACAAGTTACACAGTTACTTCTAGCGGAAACCACGTCGCTACTGGGTCTTCTTCTCCAATTACGGTTACTGGACTATCTTCTAGTACCTACTACAGCTTTACAGTAAAAGCTACTAACGCAATTGGCACGGGCCCAGATTCAGGTTCATTTGGTGCAGTCTTTGCTACTACCGCGCCTCAAAACCCAACTATTAGTCCCACACCCACCGTGCTTAGTAGTACAAGTGTATCTATAAACATTACCGCCCCCCCAGATGGTGGCTCTACAATTACTGGGTACACAATTACTTCAAGTCCTTCTATAGCTTTAAGCTATACCGCTACTTCTGCTGGAACAAAAACAGTGACAGGAAGTTTTGCCGCAGATACTGCTTATACATTTAGAGTTACAGCTACAAATGCTAATGGAGAGAGTTCAGGTTCGGGAACATTTGCCGTAACTCCAAACGTTTCTCCTCCACTACTGTACGCAACTATTTCTAATTTAACTTATACAAGAACTGGTTCAAGTACAGGTACCCTTTCTTGGTCTGGAAATTATATTGATGCTTACCAATTTACTGGTAGCGCTACTAACTACCCATATCCATATAACTATGGAACTTATACAGGAAGTTGGCCTGGAAACTTAGTTAATATGATTGGTGGTCAATCATACACAGTTACAATTGATGTTCGTTCTTACAACAACGGTGGTGGTTCTCAAACCATTACCTTTACACACCCTTACTTCTAGGAGGTAACGATGCGCTCATATACTCCTGGTGGTCGTTTTAGTGCAGACTTTGAAACAGACTTAGTTCAAGACGGTTACGATAAAGATTTAAAAAATCCTGTTGGAACTATGGTTGATTGGTATATATTTGACCCAGAAAACTCTACTAAAGACCCCATCTATGACACTGGTAATGAAGAGTACGGGCGTTCTTGGCGAGGCCCATTTAAGCTACCTATTATTCGGGCGATAATTACTCAAGGCCAAGTTCCTCAATCTGACCGTGGTTTCTACAATACTGACACTCTTCACTTAACTATCAATTCCCGCGATATTGATAATATTGACCCTAATGTAATTAATAACTTAGACCTTGAAAACCGTGGTCGCCTTGTATGGAAAAACCAAGTTTACCGCCCATATTATGTACAGCAAAGAGGTATTATTGCTGAACGCTTTACATTAGTAGTAGTTGACTGTACGCAAGTTAGCCCAGAAGAAATGGTTAACGATTGGCAGTTCCTGACAGCAATTGACGGAATTCCTCCAATCAGCAATCCAATTACTCCTGACTACAGCGTAGTTAACGGTATTCCTGGAACCCTCCTAGACGGTGGAACTCCTTAATGCCTTTTAAGTCCCAAGCTCAGCGGCAATTTATGTATTCCCAACATCCAGAGATGGCTAAAGAATGGGAAGATAAGACCCCTAAAGGGAAAAAGCTACCTGCTAAACTTAAGAAGAAATCCCCCAAGTCGAAAGGCAAGTAAATGTGCGCAACCTGCGGATGTGGTAAAAAAGGACCTATGAAAAAGAAAAAATCTGATGAAAAGCAAGACGCTAAAGCAATGGCTGGCATGAGCTCAAAGCAGAAAGCAGCTTTTGGTAAAGCTGACGCTAAGATGGACAAGAAGCCTATGTCTCGTAAAGAAGATGAAAAGAAAGATAAAGCATTAGCTAAGAAGATTAAAAAGAAGTAACGCTTAGGCCCCCGAAAGGGGGCCTTTTGCTTTATCCTTATAGAGATTCCATGCGGGAATCACAGTAGTACCCCTGCGTTATACCTTGCCACACTCCATTGGAGCCTGCCATGATTTTTAAATCAAATGCTCAAGCAGTTACTTCTGCTCGCATGGCACTAGGTATTTCAGCAACAGCTCGGCAGGAAGTAAGCCGATGAATCTTTTATCTGTTATTGCTAAAGCTGCTGAAAAAGCGGCGGATGAATACACAGTTATATTTCAAGAAAAAGCCTTAGAAGCTGGTTGGCCTCCATACTTAGTTAGTCAGATGTCTATCCAAGAAAAAGATGGCGAACTATACGTGGACTACCCAGAGGCTATATCTCTTCAAGTTGATAACTTAGAATACGGAACTCAGACTGCCGCCCCAAATTCAGTTATCCGTACTTTTTTAGATAAAGCACATACAACAAGCTTTTCTGACCTTGTTTACGCAGATGCTCTTTTATCTATGGGGGTGTTTGCATGACCTTTATTTTGGCGGAAGACGCCGCAATCAAATCTTTGCTAGCAGGTATTACCGTAACTGATGAGAAAGTTCTTACTGACCCATTAAAGGTAGTAAGTAAAAAATCCCTAACCTCTAATAGAATAACTTTGACTACTAGAGGAGCACATGGGTTTGTTGTGGGGCAGAATGTAACTGTCTCTGGCATAGACCCTATTTTTAACGGAACTTATCAAATTATTGCAGTTCCTAGCACTACTACTTTTAAATACGCAAAGACACATGCAAACGTTGCTTCTTCTGCCGCAAATGGCTCTGCCACAATTGGCGCTTTTAGAAATGTTCAAGTCTGGTTTGGATTCCCAGATGTTGAATTACGGGCTCAGACATACCCATATATGACAATAGATTTAATAGATGTTAAACCTGCTTTAGAACGTCAAAGCTCAGGAATGATGTATGACTCTGATAATCGGGGCACTATAACCCCAGTTCAAGGAATTACCTATCGGTATTCAATTCCTCTTCCTTATGATTTAGTTTACCAAGTAACTTCGTATAGCCGTCACCCACGACATGACCGCGCTATTATTCACCAGCTTCTACAAAAGAAGTTTCCTAGCCAATACGGAAACTTAGACGTTCCAAATGAGCTTGGTACAGAGACCGCAAAGCGGCATATGTTTCTCGATGGTTTCGTAAAACGAGACATGATTGAGGATGGAAGACGCCTATTCAGGAATGTCTTCACAATAAGAGTTGTCAGCGAAATGACCCCTATGGATGCTGATAATGCCCTATCCGCCGTACAAACCGTTCACATAAATCGTATTACAGATGAAATACCAAATGGTCTTACACCCGTTGCATACCTAACTCAAGGAGACTAAAAATGGCTGCATATCTACGCCCAGGAGTCTACGTTCAGGAATCCCTGAATCCAGTAGCCCCTGTTGT